CATCAATATGATGAAGGCTGTTTTTGTGTATCCGAATAGCAAGCAGCAATCTTTATACGATCGAGTGAATGAGATAGAAATTCTATTTACTCCAAATGTACCGCAATCAGACGAGGAAATCATGAACGTGATAAAAGGAATGAACGGCATTATTTCAGAGGAGACACTGTGTGAAATGGCTGAACGGTTGACAGGTGTTCCAGCTGATGAGGAACTTAAACGTGTGAACAAAGAACGACCGAATGAACCAGTGTTGGACTACGAGTTTCCAATTAGTGATGACGGTTCTAATGAAAAGGATAAAGAAGAACCAGTCAGTGAGGAGTGATTGAATGACGTCCTCAAAAGATTACTGGCGGAAACGTGAAGAACAACATATTGCTCAAATGATCAAAGATGAGCGACAAATGAAAAAAGAGATCGCCGAACGATTCCAAAACGCAATTGACAATATAAACAAAGAGATTGATGCTAACTGGTCAAGATTTGCCGGTAAAGAAGGCATTTCTTTATCTGAAGCCAAAAAGATTTCAATGGAGATGGATGTCAAAGCTTTCGCGAGAAAAGCGAAGAAGTACGTTAAAGAAAAGGACTTCTCGCAGACCGCCAACGACGAGTTGCGTCTCTATAATGTCACAATGAGAGTCAATCGTTTAGAACTCCTTAAATCGCAAATAGGGCTTGAATTAATTGCCTTATCTGATGATCTCGACAAGTACACAGCTGATTTATTAACAAAAGAAGGACTCGCTGAAGCAACTCGGCAAGCTGGCATATTAGGAGAAACCATTTTCGATGGCTACAAGGACTTTGTAGATTCCGTTGTGAATGGTTCTTTTCATTCTGCAACCTTTTCTCAACGTATTTGGGGCAATATGAATGCGTTCAAAGCTGATCTTGATAAATTATTAGTACAAACGATTACTCAAGGTAAAAACCCGCGAGACATGGCTAGAAAGCTTCGTAACCTATATGATTCGAAAAAGTATGAAGCGGAACGGCTGATGCGAACAGAATCAGCTAGAGTTCAAACAGAGATTCAAAAGCAAAGCTATAAGAAATATGATATCGAAGATTATGAGTTTATCGCTGAACCGAATGCTTGTCCGATATGCGCTACGTTAAACGGAAAAGTCTTTAAAGTTAAGGATATGTCAGCGGGAATCAACGCTTGTCCGATGCATGCAAATTGCAGATGTTCCGCTGCGCCACATGTAGAAAGAGAGTGATGAAATGCAAAATTCAGAACAATTTTTAAAAGACATCAAAGAAGTGATTGCTGACATTCAAACTGATGATCGACAACTTATTGAAAATGCAAAATTTACAATGGAACACTTCAAAACGACAGATTATATTGTTGGCGGAAAGTTCACTAAGACTGGAAGAGTCGCAAAATTTAACTTCAAGAAATCAGATGATCAATTTGAATATCTAAGCTTTGTTCAAGATGAGCCTTTCACAGAGATAGAAGGAGAGTAAAAATGATGGTTCATCGGCCGAGATACCTAGATCCAAAGAGAAATAAACCAAAAGAAATGGAGCTCACCTTAAAGAATACACGAATAGAACAAGGTAAATTGATTTTGGACTATTCGAATGGATGGCAAGTTATCTGCACAAAGGAAATTATCGAGTGCTATGATTCGGGTGGAAAGCTGAAATGGTGGCTTGATGATAATGGAAGAGGTGAGATATTTTGAAAGATTTCAACGAAGTGATTCTAGTATTAGAAGTTCACAAAGGATTGGGACATGCTTACAAAAAGGCAATCGAAACCGAGAACAGTACACAATGGAAAAAGAATCCGATTTACAACTCAAAAAAAGAACTAATTAGCAACGAGTTGAAACCTTCTTGGAATGGTAATCATGTGCATGTTGCGGTAGTCAATAGCGATGATATGGATAGATTAACAATCTCGATAATTTCCCATACATTACCGAATCTTTTAGAAATAACGAGCTGGTATGAGCGGATGGGTGCGACAGTCACATATAAAAAAATCATTTAAAGGAGCTGAACCGTTATGGAAAACACTAACCGAGAATAACGAGAATGATTTTGTCAATTTCTTCAAAAGATTAGACGAAAGTGTACAGACAAATGTTGCCGGTCAGGCTGGTGATCCTGAATCTCGTTAGCAGTCGATAAAGCAGATTAGTATTTATTGTTGTCCTTTGATTTGGTAATATTGAAATGCCAAAGGAGAGGATAAAATGACGAATGAACAACTGAATCAACTAATTAATCAGATGACAGAAGATCAAAAATCTGAATTGATCAAAAGAATTACGAGTGATCAATATGTCGAAGTCGTGAATAAAATGATGGGACAGCAAAATTTTTATGTGACTGTGTGTTTAACAATATTAGGTCTTTTTATCGCTGCATTTGCATTTTATCAGTTTGGTTTTCGAAAGAAGCAATTGGAACAAATGAAGGCGGAGTCTAGAGATATGGTTCTAAAGGAAATAGCCACAGTATTTGAAGTAAATGATATTCAATCTTTACGAGAGAAAAATGAACAGTCTCTCAGTAAAATCCGTTCCGAAAATGAGTTATCATTTTCTAAAATTGATAGAAAGATTGTTGAGATTCATACAGATTTATATAGTCAAATAAGAATTTCTTTAGAATTTGAGTTATTACGAGTTAGTGTACATGATTCACCAATATCCAGATTAATAAACATCTTCGAGACTTACAAGTACTATTGGGATAAAACCCCATCTTTATTTTTTACGTTTGTCTCTCGTGTATTTAGTATCACTGTTGCAATTAAGAACGATAATAATTTCGATAAAGGCGATTTAGAAGTTTTAAGAACTTTATTATTCTGGATAGAAGGTTTGGAATCAACTGTTGATCCGTATCCTAAAGATATGGTTAATCAGTTGAAAAATTTGTTATAACGAAAAAATATTATTTTGTTTAGCCCCGAGCAAGGCGAAAAAAGGCTTTTTTATTTTGCCTTCTTACTGCTTGCAGGCGTTAAAGAGAAAGCTGTTTCGGGTGATGGCGTAACCATTAAATTATCGGGTAGCGGCGTAACCGTGGAGGATTACACATGAAAAAACGTTTATTAATGCCAATGAACTTACAACTATTTGCCGAAGGTGGAGAAGGAGGTAGTGATAATGGTGCCGGTGGAGGAGCGTCGACTAACTCTCAGCAGGGGCAGCAGTCACAAGGTGAAGGCCAGCAATCCGAAGGCAGTGAAGGTGATCAGGGTACTGGTAAAACTTTTTCCCGTGAGGATGTAGCGAAGATGATTACGGCCGAAACTGCAAAAGCCGTTGCGAAGGCCCAAGAGGAATGGAAGGCTGAACAATCGGAAGCGACGAAACTAGCTCAAATGAATGCTGATCAAAAAGCAGAATACGAGCGAGAAAAATTGGAGGCCAAGATCGCTGAACTTGAACAGCAACAAACGTTGAGTGAGATGTCAAAAACTGCTACGAAAATGCTTGCTGATAAAGGCGTTCAAGCGAATGAAGGTATACTGTCATTTGTCGTTAAGGACACCGCAGAGGACACTGCAGGAGCCGTAAAAGGATTTCTTGCACTAATTGATGAACAGCGTGAAATCATCAAGGCTGATTTCGAAAAGAGACTAGGTGGCAAAGTTCCGCTGGATGGTACAAGTCAATCAGAAACTGTAGGCGAGTATGGAAAAACATTGGCGCAACGTACGAAAGTTGAAACACCAAAGAATACCTATTTCAAAAATTAGGAGGAAATGAAAACATGGAAAAACGAGTATTTGGATCAAAAAATCAGATCTTAGCAGACGTGAGCAATTATAAAAGCTTGTCAGTCGTTGTTGATTCAACGGGAGTAACAGCAACTAACGGTGAAGGGAAAAAAATTATTCCTGCCGGAACACCTGTAGGCGCTGCTGATCCTTTCGCTGACGAACAAGCAGCGGTGAAAGTAACGAACGATGTAACTACTGGAGACAAGACGGTTGGGGTATTACTTCATGATGTTGTCTTTGATGCAGATTCCGCTACAGGCAACGGAACACTGTTGTATTTCGGAACCGTGAATGAATACCGTTTAGATGACAAATTGACAATCGTTAATGAAGCAAAGACTGCGTTGGATGGCAAAGTGTATTTTGTCAAACGCAACAAATAAGGGAGGAACTGTTAAATGAATGTACGAGTACGAAAAGAAACACTTATGAAAATGAATCTACAAACATTCGCGACAATGAACATTTTTGATTTGGTCCAAGCGCCAAATATCGCTACTTATTGGGCTGAAAAAGTGAATGAGATGCAGCCTTATTTAGGCGAGGAGTTATTCCCGACTGATAAGCAATTAGGTATGAAGTTATCTTGGTTAAAGGGGAAAACAGGTTCTCCAGTTGCTTTGCGGCCTTCAGCTCTTGATGCAGATGTTATTCCTCGTGGACGAAAAGGGTTTGAAGAATTGATCGCAAAAATGATCTTCTTTAAAGAATCATATTACATCGACGAAGAACTACGCCAACAATTACAAATGGTGAATCAAACGAATAACGCCGCTTATCGAGATGTTTTACTCAATCGTATTTTCGATGATGTGGCTGAGCTACTTCGTGGGGCAGCTGTGCGACGTGAAATTATGCGGATGCAAATGTTGACTACTGGTACGATTACGATCGATGAAAACGGTCAAAAGTATAACATCGATTATGATTTACCAGATGGCCATAAAAAGAAAGCGGCAGTTAAATGGTCCGACGTTGAGAATGCTGATCCTGTAGAAGATATTGACGCTGCTACGACAGCGATGAAAGAAGAAGGTGTCA